CGACGGCGAAGCCAACTCAGCCCTCGCAGCCACGATGATTGTCGAAACTGCAGAGACATACTGGAACATTGGCGCTTCTCTCGGCACCAAAATGAGGTTCCAAGTCGGTCGTGACGCCTCTACATCCCTGTACGACGGTCTGTGTATTGACGGCTCTGTGGCAAACAGTGCATACCCGTTTGTTGGTGTTGGCACCACGTCGCCAGATGCCAAGTTCCACATTGTAGATCCTATTGCACGCAGCGAAGGTACGTTGCGTATCTCGAATACCGATACCAGTCTGGCGACCTCCGATACTATTGTTAACATCCGTTCTGCTGACTCAACGTTCGGCGTCAGTAACTACTGGATTAAGTTTTTTGATTCAACTACCGGCGCCACCGTGGGTACGATTAACTCAGAGGTGGCTTACAGCACGTTCACAGGGCAGCATCCAACACCCCTTCCATCAGGCTCTGCCTTACAAGAGGGTGTAATTATTGCCTCTACGGGACAACTGGCTTTCGATGGCGGCTTGTCCAACGCATGGGTTTCCACTCAGGTGACAACCGCTGCTAAAGATAAAGCTGTAGTTGGCGTTTATCGCGGGTTTAATGTCCCTGCAGAAGATTCCTATATGGGCGAAGACCAGCATGTGTATAATGCCCTCGGGGAAGGTCAGGTACTTGTCACAGATCAAAACGGTAACATTGAAACTGGCGATTATATTTGCTCAAGCGATAGGGCTGGGCATGGCATGCTACAAGATGATGACTTGTTACATAACTATACTGTTGCAAAGGCTACGACGCCGATTGACTTTTCTACCGTTGACGTTGATTCTGAGTTAGGGTTCAAATCTGCGCTTGTTCCTTGCACCTATCACTGTGGATAGCCCTTGACGTGGCTACATAAAATTGGCACTTTGCTAATGAACGAACTACTTATTATTGGAAAACCGTATTATATTTCCTATTCCAAAACAGAGGATCATTAATGTCTAACATGCTTGAACAGGCGATTGTCGATGCAGCAGCTTTAAAAGAGGCTGCGCTTAAGAACGCCGAAACTCAAATTCTTGAGAAATACGCTCCGGAAATCAAAGGCGCTGTTGACGCTCTTTTGAACGAAGCACCTGAAGATGAAGAGTTGGGTCTTTTCCCTGAAGAGCCGGGAGTCGAAAGCCCCGAAGAAGAAACCCCCATGGATGATTTGGGCGCTACCCCTGCATATGCAGAGGGTGAAAAGCTTTGCCCATGTCCTGATGAGGAAGAGAAGATTGAGCTTGATTTGGATCAGTTAGCCGCACAGGTCGCCGCCGAAGAGGAAATGGGCGGACTTGGTGGCGGTGCTGCAGAGCCCCGCGAAGACGCGATGATGGCTCTAGAAGAGTCTGAGGAATCAGATGAGATTGATTTAACAGATGAGCAATTGGCGGAAATCCTTCAGGAACTAACTGAAGATGTTAAGGTTGATGTCAAGCCCGTACCTACAGGTCACCCGGGTGATGCCACTAGTACAGAAATTGAGGAAGCCGAACTGCAGGCACTCGCACAGGAGCAAGACTCCAATGTTGCTGAGGAAAATAAAGAACTGCGTAAGGCTACAAAAGAATTAGAAGAGCAAGTTAACTCTCTCTCCAACGAGAAGAAGAGACTTGCTAAGGATTATGAACAATTAAAGAGTATTGCTTTGAAGATGAAAGACAACCTACAGGAAGTCAATCTCTCAAATGCAAGGCTCGTTTATACTAATCGTGTGTTGAATAGTGTCTCCTTGAATGAGCGACAAAAAAGTAAAATTGTCGAAGCACTGTCTAAGTCACGAACTGTCGAGGAAGTGAAGGTTATTTATGAAACCCTTCAGAGCACAGTGGGAACCGCTTCAAGAAAGCGTGCTCCAGAATCACTGAGCGAAGCTATTAATAGAAAGTCTACCACTTTACCAAGACGCAAAAACAAGAGGTCAGTTGGTTCCGAACATGCAGTAAATCGCATGAAGAAACTAGCTGGCATTAACTAAGACAAAAACAAGGAGTATTTTATACAATGTCTATTATTAACAAATTGACTGAAGGTATCGTTACTCGCGATGTGTCGAAGGAAGGCGCCGCACTTATGGATAAGTGGGAGCGCACAGGTCTTCTAGAAGGTCTTGAGAATAGTCGGAAGCGTGATACCATGGCTCGACTACTTGAGAACCAAGCTAGAGAACTACTTCGTGAGGCATCCACCATGGCTGGTGGTGACGTTGAAGGATTTGCCGCTGTTGCATTCCCCATCGTTCGTCGCGTATTCGGTGCCCTCATCGCGAACGACCTAGTGTCAGTTCAACCGATGAGTCTACCAAGTGGACTTATCTTTTTCCTCGACTTCCAACACACGAATGCTAAGCTTAACGCTGCAGCAGCCGAGTCACTTTACGGTGGCAATGTGGTGGGTCAAGAGATCACCGGCGGTGTTTCCGTCGATGATGACGGCACAAGTCGTCACGGCGAGAAATCTTTCTACGCCCTAAACAACGGATCTTCTTCTCCGACTGGCTCGCTCACGCTTGCTTATACGACGGTAGCGGATTCCGGTGAAGGTGTATTCATGGTTGGCAATTCTGCCGGCACTGATAAGTACCTTCGTTTCGATCCTGATCTCGCATCAGGTTCATACGCGCAGGTTCTGCACATTACCCTTACCGACGCCCAGCGTCAGGTGATGGGTCTTGACGGCAGTAACCAGAACCCCGTTGCTCTCAACGTCGATATTGGCGCCGATGGCGCCTCACGGTCTGATCCTTCTGGATCAACACCGGTACGTCGTCTCACCAAGGCATCCGGATCTATTCTGGAAGTTGTTATCCACGCTACAGGCTCGTTCAGCAGCGTTGTTGGTGTTGGAGCCGGTGACGCATCTACCATTATTTATCACCCATTGGTTGATGATTTCACTGGTACTGCCGCTGCAGGTTCTAATCAGGCTCTCGGCGCTGTCGTCGGAACTGATGATTGGGGACTGGAAGCAAACGAGGGTATTGCCGAGATCGACATCAAAGTTGATTCCGTCAGTGTCACTGCCGTAACCAAGAAGCTCAAGGCTAAGTGGACTCCAGAATTGGGACAGGATCTAAATGCCTATCACAATCTGGATGCCGAGGTCGAGCTTACCTCAATTCTCTCTGAGCAGATTGCTCTTGAGATCGACCGTGAGATCGTTGAAGATCTTATCAAGGGCGCAACCGCCGGTACTTATTACTGGTCACGCTCCCCGGGTCTGTTCGTGAAGCGAACCACCGGTGCCGAACTCGGCGCCGCTACTAAGGCTCCAGACTTCACGGGCACAGTCAGCGAATGGTATGAGACTCTGATCGAAACCATCAATGACATTTCAGCCCAGATCCATCGCAAGACTCTGCGTGGTGGTGCTAACTTCCTTGTCTGCGGACCAGAAGTTGCCAACATCCTTGAGTTCACCAGTGGATTCCGTGCTAAGGTATCCATGGAAGATTCCAAGGGTACTGTCGGTGCTGTTCAAACAGGAAGTATTTCCAAGAAGTGGGACGTTTATGTTGATCCTTACTTCCCACGGAATCTTGTTCTGGTTGGACGCAAGGGCGGAAGCTTCCTCGAAAGCGGATATGTGTACGCACCTTATGTGCCACTGCAAGTCACTCCCACCATCTTTGGTGTCGAGGACTTCGTGCCACGCAAGGGTGTCATGACACGCTACGCTAAGAAGATGGTGCGTCCTGATATGTACGGTCTAGTTGTCGTTCGTGGCTTGCTCGGCGAGTCAGGTTCAAGCTCATAGAGCTAACATAACCTCCAAAGTAATAAAGCCCCCATCTGGTCATACAGATGGGGGCTTTTGCGTCTGAGAAACTACTTAATTGTGACCTCATCCGAATTAATTCGGCTCATGTATGGCTAGCTATGCACGGGTTATGGGGTTGCTATATAAATTAAAACTATGGAGGTATTAATGAATGGCTTTTTCACAAAACATTGCAAGACTTCGCTCTTTGCTTCAAAATTTTGAGGTGGGTGAGGTTAAACTTCTCAAGGGTATGTCGTATCAACGGGCAACTTTGAGTGTAGGGTCTAACAAGACTCTCGACCCACTGGAATCAGGAAGACTTGTTTTCCTTGAATCTTCGAGCGGAGCGTTTTCGCTCACTCTCCCCAGCGTTGCTGCTGGACTTCACTACCGTTGTATGGTAACTGAGGACACGCCCACTGGCGCAATTACGATTGCTGCTGGTTCGGCGATTATGTTCGGTAACGTCAGCGAGTCTGAAGTTGACACCGGCGACGATGCTCCCGGCTCTTCTGGTGCAACTGGAGTTTCTAATGTTATCATTGGAACTACTGCCAAGAAAGGCAT